CAACATTGATGTTGAAACAGGGGGTACCTTTGACCACACTACGGAACAGCGAGGTGGGAAAGGTTATGGCTTATTCCAATTTGATGACCAACAGGAAGCTTATTGGGATTGGTTAGAGAGTACAACATTAAGAGATAGCCCTGAGTCACAAATTCAATTTGTTGCTGATGCTATATATAATGATGATTACAATGCGGAAGGAATGTTTACTGGTCCTTTAGATATTGGTGGTGAGAGTAGAAAGGCTATAAGAAAAGCTTTCAATGAGGGGTCCGCTGCTGAAATTGCTGAGGTTTTCTCTAAGGAATATGAAAGACCTAGCAAACCCAATATGAAAAAACGTATAGAGTCAGCGGAAGATTTTGAGATGTTTAAAGGACTGCTTACAAATCCTTTATAGTTTCCATGAGCTTAACGAGGCTCACTAATTGTAGTTTACTGGCGTTGTTATCGCCACCCATGACACTTCTTTGAGGTAGCTTAGGAAGTATTTCCTTTAGTTTCTCTACTGGAAACACCAAGCTACATACTAATTCATTATCAACTGTTAAGTTGTGTACCCACATATCAGCTTCAGTTGCTTTAATACCACTAGGCTTACCATAGCTTTCACTTTCTATACAGATGTTACCTGTCTGTGCCCACTTGTTCCTTTCAGTTTTTACTTCACAAGTCTTTGCACCTGAAAACATATCATCAATATACTGTTCCCAGTGCTTGCCAAAGGCCAAATCAATATCAAATTTCTTTAGTTCATTTATGTCGTTACTGTCATTTAAGGGCATAATTGTTCCTTTTNTGTGAAATTAGAGCTCCATATCTTCGATTCTCGAGGACTTCTCTATGTAAGTAAGGGGTAGGGTAGGGGTAGATTTGCATAACAGTGTTATGCGATTGTAACTTGGTAGTCCCATCCATGTGGACAAGACTCCAAGTATTTTATTAGGTACATCAGCCACCAATCCAACCAAAGAACAAAGCCACTACAACAACCGCTAGAAACACAGTAAGCGACCTGTTCTTTAATACTTTATCTATTAGGTCTTGATAGTTCATTCGGATAACTCCTTACGAATATCATCGTCTAATAAACGCCAAATAATTATCGTAGCAATTAGACCGACAAGACCTGCCGCACCTAACTGACTAATTATTCGTATGATTGTACCAATAACGTCACCGCCTAAAAATGGTACGCTATGACCGAAGACAATCTGTAGAACGATTGCCAAACTAATCAACTTAATACCTACATTTATAGCGGCATCAGCACCTTTCATTACTTTATCTAACATTGTGTTTACTCCTTTTAAGTTTAACATCAACCTCTTTCAGAGTTTTGTCTGCTTTTTTTAACAGAACAGGTATCTGTACCTTTTCCTTCCATAGTTTACGTATCAAATTTACTTTCATAAGTACCCACTCCAACTCCACTCTCCATCTTTTCAAAATCAGGACCTAATTCTTTTTTATATACAGACTCCATGAACTCTTCAGAGGTATCATCATCATCAAACAGTCTTATATATTCAGAGTCCTTGGTGAAATCAATCTTCTCTATCATAGCATTTCTCCCAATGTCTATCTAAATACTTCCTTACTATCGTCCACGCTTTCTTACCTCTGTGTGTGACAGTACATTCCATACAGTCCTTCAGTCCATTACTCAGTAGTGGTACATTCACAGGGCATTCGATGAAGTACAACGGACAGTAACAGAACATACAGTTGAACTCCTTGTCTTCTATACCCTTATGACAGGGGAAGAACTCACATTCTTTATTGGTATATATCTGATAACTCAAATATGCCAACCCGCACATAAAGTTTCATACGATGGAGAGCAAGTTAATTGTTGCATCCGTTTCTCTTCCATCATAGTTTCAAATTCACTACAACCAACTAACAACATAACTAAAATTATAAACAATATTATTTTCATTCTCATACCCCTATTATACCATTAAAAGCCTTTTCATTCCACCTCTCTTTCCTCTTCAATTAAATCTACTAGTTCACATACACTTCCATTACAGGCCATGGTCTTCATACCCTTAGTAGTGTCTGTAAGCTCGTATTCTTCGATTCTGGACCAGTTAACTGCTTCAGGCATGCCCCCTACTGCTTCGAGATAAACTCCCTCTGTACAGTCCTCATAGGGTGCCTGTTGATAAGTGTGGTCTGAGTAGGGTAGGAAGCTGACACCACTCACTTCCTCAAAATGTTCATATACCCATGCCCCAACATCCATCCATTCATGTTCCTTAACACTGATAGTTACACTGGGTTTATGCTCACAATAATACCTCTGATATGTGAGCCATAGTTCAAGCTGTTCTATTGCTGTCCTATCATCTCTAAGCACAGCATTTTCAGGTGCCTTCATAGGGAAGGTAAACACATTAACACTGTCAGGTTTCATAACATCAGGTTCACAGGGCACACCTTCATCCTTCATGAGCTGTGATATAGGGTCCTTCACATCCGCTCTGACTCTTCGTAGATAATAATTGTTATGTCTAGGATGAATGCCTGATGCNGAGTCCACTAATTGACTGACAGTACCACTAGGTTTAATAGCTGTAATGGATGTGGACTGATTAATTCCTAATCTCTTTGCCCATTTTTTGTTAGTCTTTATTGCTAGTTCTTTTAACGAGATAAGGAACTCAGGTAGGGTATCCTTAGTATGCCATCCCCTTTCCTTTCTACTGGTACCATTCATAAATGAATTGTCCATGATACCAGTAAGGCTTACACCTAAGAGTGCCTCCTCCTCTGTATTAATGGTCCATTTTTTCCTAAGTCTTTTTATGTTTGTTANTGAAGCCTGAAAGGTACCTAGTATTGTAGCTAGTTCCACCTTCCTTCTTAATGATTCTATTGAGTCATCATTTCTAATGACAACTTCCGTTAGATTACAGAACTGTCCATCCCTAAGAATAATTTCCGAGCAAGGGTTACATCCAAACTCATGGTCNGGGTCCCTTCTCTTTGTCTTAGCAACCTGTTTGATTGCTGCTTCCCTATTAAATATACCNCGCTCACCTGATTTAGAATCATAAAGGGAAGTCCATTCCTTCATAAAGATACCCATGTCCGGCTTCTCTGTATAACAGACAGAGTTATTACTCAGTGCCATTTCCGGTGTATCTATCCACCACTGGCCAGTCTTGGCACCACGCATACGTTCATCAGTTAAGTTAGATAGAGAGATGAGGGCACTTCGTCTAACACCGCCCACTACAACTACTTCCGCTACCTTACACATCAGTCTATGACACTCATAAGAGTTGAGTTTCCTACCCGCTGCATTACGAAAGATAGTACAAGCGAAGTGAAACAAATCCACCAGTGGCTCAGGACCACTAGCTCTACCACCAAATGTATTGAGTCTGGAACCCTTAGGTCTAACCTTGGATACATCCCAGTGNGGTACTTCACCATCAAATAGATAGCTGATAAGTTTTTTAAATGCCCCTTGCCATCCTTCCTTGCTATCCTGTACTACAATAGTGTCATCTACATCCACCACTTGCTCAGGTATCTCAGGTAGTTTATTAATATGTTGTCGTTCAACACTGAATCCTACGCCAGTGCCATGCATGAGGATATATAAACACTCATCGAATGCCTTCGGGTGGTCCACGCTGAGGTAGGCACAGTTATATCCTGCTATATGATTTTCCTTTAGTGCCTTACCTGCTGTCATTAAGGCTCTCATGCTGGGCATAATCTCAAGATTCAATACTGCTGTTTCCAGTTTCCTCCTAGTCTTGGCTGTAAGTTCACCCTCTGTATTTTCCTTGAGGTGTTCCTCCATGAAGTCAAAGTAACGGGCAACAGTTTCCTTCCATGTTTCCCTTCTGTTCTTTTCAGGTAGCCACCTAGCATATCTACTAAGGGCAATAAAGTTTTGGTAATCATTCGGTAGTGTGTTCAATATGTCCTCCTCGTTTCTTNTTCTCTTTCTTCTTGTTAGTAATAGTCTTGGTATGCCATAGCCTATCATGCCTCAAAGCATACTTTAGTTTGTTTATGATAGGATGTGATTTAGTCTTCATCTTCTATCCCATCAAATTTATGAATGTTGTCCATCAACTTGTCTTCAAATTTTAATAACAACTCTTCAGGTTCAATTTCCAACACTTCACAGAGCAAGCATACGTCAAACATGCCAGCTATCTTTTCTTTTAGTTCATTGAATAGTAGTGTCATAACATTTTTAACTCCTCTAATGTATCCATTGTAAACCATCTGAAGCCTTCCTTGTCACACCATTCACCCATAGTTATTTTGCCACCCTTCCTAACTTTTTTCTTAGGGTTGGTAAGGATGAACACCAGTTCGTAGGCTGGGTAGGAATCCCTAATGGAAATATATTTTCTGGTATCACCATTCCTAAAGAAGCCTTTACATTCAACCAGTAAATCATCCTTAACAAAATCAGGAATATAGTTTGCTTTGATTATGTAGGGATACTTACATGGTTCATACTGCCACCCTGTTAACTCATCACCTACAGCTGATTCAAAATTGTTCCTATATTTAATGGTACTTTTGGCTTTCATTTTCATCGGGTATAAAAATAAAGTCTAGGTCCTCACTATCCGATGTGAAGTCCCCTTCCTTTATTGCTGGTTCCTTCATACTATCCATCATTAAAGCNAGATTGGTTAGTAATTCCTCTTCATCATTAGCAATGACCATTACTGGCTCTGCTCCAANACTTTCTATATTATCATTGGAGTCATAGAACACTTCCCGAATTGAAACGTAACCGTCCTGTCCTTCTAATAGTCTATAGTTCCATTGCTGGCTCATCTTACCTCCATGACATTAGGTTGTTTATTAACTACTGCTAGGAACCTTGGACCATTTGAATAGAGAAAGGTTCTCATGTTAGGGTAGCAGTGTTTCTTAAACTCACAGTAAGAACATCCTACAGGTAATTTCATGTTACCTGATTTACCATCAGCAACTAACTCATAACATGGCTCAGGAATAGTATCGTTTTCTATCATTTCCTTAGCGTGTTTAATTCTCTTAACAACATCCTTGTTTATTAGGTCTATCTTTGTTGTTGTTAAGTGGCCATTCTGTTTATCCATGGCTAGGAACATAGCTTCATCAGCGTCTTCCGCCTGACCATAGCCACTGAGCTGGTCTATGTACCCAAAGGGGTCATCATATTCCAAGCGGTTTTCCTTGAACTTCTTAAAGCCATAAGTTGAAGTTGATTTAACATCAGTCAGTACACCGTCAATCTTACAGTCCATGGAACCTTTAATACCTTCAAGCTCCACTCTTTTCTGCTCATCAGTAACATCATGTCCTGATAGTTTGACTAAAGCTAACACCATTTCCTCAATCAAGTGTCCATAAAGAAACTTAATTAGAGTATTGGCTCTAAGTTTTTCACCTTTGTATTCACTTCTTCTATGTCTATACCATAGTTTCCTATCGGGTTGTCCTATGTTGGACATCCTTAGGGTACCACCACTGTAATCTTTAGGGTAAAGCCACTCTCTCAATATGGTTTCCATGTTGGAACCAAAGTCCTTAAAGATTTGTTCAGCGGGCACTCTTGCAGGATGACTCTTAGTTTCCGCCATGTGGTATATATCTTGAACTAAATTATCCATTGCTAATCCTCCTTAGCTTATTATGTTTCTTACTATTTTTTACTTCCTGCTCTATCAGTTTATCTAAAAACCAACGAGCTTTCCTTAGGTCATTTATCCCATCCTTGAACCTCCAGCGTGCAATGTATTTTTGTACATTAGCAGTTAGGTAATCCATCTTTTGGTCCAGTATAAAATCTATGACCTCAATCTCGCCCTGTTTGTAATGGCTTGGGCTTATGTCGTCTAGTGTGTCTGTTCCCACGTTTCACCTACCTTGTATTGACCATCCAGTGGACAGTTTAAATTAAACTCTTCGCCAGCTTTCTTAATCGCCATGACAGCAATTTCACCGAAAACTTTAGCATCCTTTTCATGTACTTCAGATTGTATTTCATCGTGTATATTTCCTATAATTTTATAATCTATTCCCTTTAGTATAGCATATCCATCGAGCAATACTAAAGCCTTTTTCATAATGATTGCACCAGCTCCTTGAAGCAGGGTGTTGAGAGCAGAGTGCTCACTTCTAACCCATATCTTTCTACCGTCTATGCCAATCAAGTATCCTCTCTTGGACGCTGTTGTCACTCGTTCCCTAAGAGATTTAAGTGCAGGTGTGTTATTAAGAAACTTTTTCTTAACTGTCCTACCAATTATTTTACTACCACCTACAATGGTACCAATCTTCTCATCACCAGCTCCATAAAGGAAAGCGTAGATGAAAGTCTTAGCTTGGTCGCGTGTAGCTAGACCGGCTGACTTTTGATTGGTGGAATGTATGTCACCACTAATAACTTCCTCGGTGTAGTCATAGTCATTCATATAGTGGGCGAGCATTCTCAATTCAAGACTACTAGCATCACAACCCACCAGCTTATAACCCTTAGGTACGGTCCATAATTTCCTACACTCCTTACCATAAGGGGAATAGGAAGCAGGTACCTGTGCCATGTTAGGTTTACT